CCAACTACTGAACCTGTAGTGGAGTAAACAAGTTCTTCTCCAGTTTTATATTGATGAGAATCTATAGTTATAATTCCAATTGAAGTATTAATGCCAACTGGAGTGGTAGTTCTTTCTTTGTTTTCATATCCTTCACCACTATTTGTAACTACAATATCGGATATTATTTGCTTTTTAACCGCAGATTTAAATCTGTGTATGCCAGTTCCATAATCATTAATGTTTACAGTATTAATTCCAGATACTGCTTCACTCTCTTTGGTGTGAAGTTTAATATTAAATCCATCAATAACGGAGACAAAATAAGAAGCTTCTGTTGTAAGACCTACAACACCAGATTGACCATCTGTAAGATAAATTACTCTTTCATAATCTCTAAATTTGTGATATGTAGAGAATCCAATTGTGTCAGTAAATAAGTTAACATTTGTGGATGTTGAACTCGCATTGAAGAACACATTATGCTCCACAGAGGTCATATTTACTTCAGCAGAAGCGTCTCTACCATTTCCTCCGAGAATATTGATAGTCGGTGTGTTTACATAATCAAATCCAGAGTCTAAAATTTGAATACTCTTTAGATTTCCTTTTACTGCACAAATACCTGTAGCACCAACACCTTGGTAATCTGTGATGTCTAAACTCGGTGGATTTAAAATATCATAATCCTGGCCAGGAGAAGTTACATCAATACTATCAATTTGACCATAAAATACTGTTTCTGATGACTTATAGTTTAAAATCTCAACACCATTAACTAAAACTCCTACTTTTCCCGGTAGAGTTTGATAATTTCCGCTTTTATTGATTGGAGTCTTTACTTCTCTAAAAATATTTTGAGATCTAAGATTTTTTTCGAAGAAATCATAGTATTCTATTGTGTTTGATACTACAGTTCCACTTACTGAAATAAATTTATTATCAAAAAGGTCAGATGGACTTTTTGCCAGACTTATCTTAGTTGCATCTACTCTTTTTGTATAATACAAACCCTCTTCCAACTCTGGAAATTTACTGACAATAACTCTGTCTATGAATTCTCCTCCACCTCCAGTGACTATTAGATTTTCCTCAATTTGTGGAGAATAATAAACTTTATCTCCCGTAAAAAATCCATGATCTTTGATATCACTATTATCTGGAATAATTTGCAATACCTCTCCACTAAATTCTCCAGATATAGTAACTTTTTTATTGTAAGGATTTAAAACCTGATCATAATAAAATGGCACTGAATGAGAAGCTACTAATATTTCATCAGAAAAGTTGGTATAAGTATTTTGTACATTTGCAGTTTCTACATTTAATTGTGGATATTTTGTAGAATTTGGTTTTGTAATATATCTACTTGCAATATATGACTGGTTAGAACTTAGTTGTCCTTGACCTCTAATCGAAATTCTAAATTCATCCAAAACATCAACAACAGTTGCGTTTCTTTCTACAGAAGAACTGCTAGTTATTTTTAGAGTGTCTCCAATTCTAAAATTATGAGAATCAAAAAAGATAATGTTATAAGTTAAGTTAGAGTTGTCGATCAGTACAGTATTTCTAACTTTATAAGTATTTGCAATATTATCAATCCAATTATTTCTTCTAGTCGTTGCTGATGATATTCCTAAAGACTTTATTCTAATGGTGTCATTTTTTGAAAATAGATATGTATTGTCTGGAATTATAACTTCATTGAGAACTGATCCAATTCTAACTCTAATTTGATTCTCAGTTCCTATTCCAGAATAACCATAAGCATAAATATCCAACCTAATCTCAGTCGATGGAAGCACAGTTGAATCTACACCAGTTACATTATAAAATTGTGTGGTTGACTTTCCATTATAATTTAGAATCAACTCAGTTCCATCAGAATTTTCGGTAACTAATGTACCTATCTGTGGAAATCCAACCGTAGAGTCAACATCAATAACATTAGTTCCTGATGTTGCTTGAGTAACTATTCTTGTTTTTGGATGTAAAGAGAAGTTTCCATACAAAGTACCATCTAAAACAAGATCTTTATTATAATCAGAGTCAAAACTTAATTTGAAGTATTCCTTACCACCAATAAATATTTTTTCAATATCTGTAATTGATGCATATGAGTTTTCTATGCCATAATTTTGATATGCATCCTGATATAAAGTGCTATTTAATAAATCTAGTGGATTTCCAGAAATTGCTTCTACAACTAAGTCTTTTGTTCTTCTGTAACCGGCATCAGATGGTTTAAAAAGATAATCTCTTGGTTTAATTACCTCAACTTTTTCACCATAGAGAGCTGAGAAAAGAATTTTAAATGATTCATCAGTTCCTTTTGATGAATAAAAATCTTTAGATTGTTTTATAAAAAGATTTTGGTCTAGATCAGCATCAAGTTCTCTTTCAGAAAATCCAGGAATAAATTGATATTTTATTTTTTTTAAAAATTCTTGTAAAAATAATCCACTCAAATTGTGAATCACTGTGCCAGAACTATGATCACTCGCTACTGAGGATGAAAATACTAGTTCGTCGGGATTATTTGTCTTGGTATATGATGATACTCCACTAAATCCACGAATACAACCTTCAAAAGTGGTATTTGTTTTGCTAGTATATGTAATGATCTCATCATTTATTTTGATTATTCCATAACGATCTGGAAATCCATTCGTAAAAGTATCTGGAGATGTTGAAATAGATGTGTCAGAGAAAGATATGTCATTTAATAAAACCGTAGATTCTACAGATTGAAAAATAGTATCAAGTTTGGTATACTCATCAATATTTTGAATTAAATCATATGATCCGCCTTGATATTCTTGTGAAATATAATACTGCTTTAAAAACTCCACAAGAAGTGGAGATTCCTCAGCAATAAAGTTTGGAATCTGATTCTCAATAATCGATTGAATCTTAACTCTTGTTTCTGACATATCTTATCTTATATAAATTCCGTTTGAGTAACTTGATGAAGCTGCGTAATTTGTTCCAGAAATATCTGAACCAGATTCTATGGTGTCTGAAACCATATTAACTAATGTGTTATTAATATCTAGTTGCAAATAAAGATCCTGCAATCCAATCACATCATTTGAATATGGAGCAACTGATATTTCTATAATTGGAGTTCCTTTATTCAACACAGTTGATATGATATTGATTGGAAATAGTTTAATCTCACCTTTTATATAATCAATAGTTCCAACATTTCTCTTCAAAATTTGAGGTTCTGTCGGTGAATTCAATCTGAATATGTTAATTGACCCTGTTCTTTGATCCTGATTTGGAATATCTGAAAGATAAACAGTTCCAGATATTCCACTTATAGAAAATCCAGATGATTTAATATTATAACCATTCACATTTTTAATATGAAATCTATTTCCAAAACAAATTTCATATTCTGCAAAAGAGTTTAAGAAAGCTCTGAGATCCCTTCTCATTGTAATGGTAGTGATGTTTGATGTAATAGCCTCACTACTATCGTCAATAATCTTTAGAAACTTACTATATTTAAATCTTGCTCCAAACTTATTGAGTTCTGTTGAATCAGTATATGCACTTATATTGGAAGATACTGTAGATTTTATTGAGTTTGCTGATGGTGCAAGGTTAGTATTATAATAAACACTAGAATTTGCCTCGATGTACAAATACTTCAGATCAACAATCTCTGGAACTATTCCGGCTACTGAATATTTTCTAAGTTCCCTTTTTATATTATCTTTAATTAAATTAGATAAGTAACGGTCATTGTATGGTTTGATACTAATAAAAACCTTTCCAAACTGAGGAGGAGTCAATTCCTCTCCACCATAAACAGATACAGATTCAGATTCTGAGTAAATTGTTGGAATCAATGCTTCATAATCTGCCGCAGTTACTGCACGATTTCTTGATGCATATATTCTAGTAGCATATTTCTTTACAGATTCTACACTTTCAATGCTTGAACCTAAAGTAGATGGTTCCACTGTTGTAATGAGAGATATGCCTGATGTAATTACTCTTTCGCTTTGATCTAATAGAGTTCCACTAAAAACAAAAGATGATAAATTATTAGCATTTTCTCCATTAGAAACCACATAATTCACTTCAATATAATTTGGTTCTTCTAATTTTACGCCAAAAATACCATCTCCAAAGATGAGTTCATATCTTTCATCTTCAACTTCTTGGATGAAGAACACTGCAGAATTTGAGTTTATTTCAAACAAGCTATCAGCAAGAGTATATGTTCTTGTGACACTGGATAGTTGAGATGGTCTAACTGTTACATTTAAAAGTCTTGTATCAATTCCTGTGTTATCTAAAATAAATCTTTGGTTTGGATCGAAAGAACTTACTGTAAAATTTTGATTTACGCGAGTTCCTTCATAAATCTCAATATCATTAAACTCAGCAAGATTATTTGTTACTGGTACGGTGATATCGGATGGAATGATAAATGAGTAACTTTCGTTGCCAAACGAACGAGTAGTACAAACAACTCCCGCTTTTAATGTCAGTTGTGTTGGAATATTAGTAAAATTCGATGTATCTACAAAAAAAGATATCTTTGCTCTCGCAGATCTTCTTGATCTTGGAACATATCCGATGTTTCTTGCAAGAGATACTACATTTTCTCTCAATGTAGCACTATCAATAAAGACCTCGTTCGCAACCATGTTTGCGTTATATGAGGTTATGTATGTATTATATGCAAGCGTGTCGATAATTGTGGAAAGATTTGACCCCTCAAAATCATAGTCAGTAAAATTTGAATTCGATCTGAGATAATCTTTAATCGAAGCTTTGATTTGGTCGAAATCTAAATTAGCGAAATTTACTAATGCCATTAGCGTGTTGGTTGTAATGCAAATGATAACTGTTGTGGTAATACATCAATTCCAACAATTTCATACCTAACAGTTACATTAAATTCTCCATTGTCAAAATCTGGAGAGACATCAACTGAGAGTAAGTTAACCCTAGGCTCAAAGTTATTGATTGTCGTTTTAATTTCTTCTTGAATTGCTGATGCTGTAATTTCATCAACACTTTCAAAAAGCAATCTACTTACTTTTGAACCAAGAATAGGATTAAAGAATCTCTCTCCCTGATAGGTTAATACAAGATTACGAATAGAACGAGCAATAGCAGTCTCATTTTTGATCGCAATAAGATCATAGGTCAAAGGATTGACCTGAAACGAAGTACTAATGTCTTTGAAACCTTTAC